AAAAGATTGGAAGGACTCACCAAAAAAACAAGAGTGGGAAAAACAAGGAACTGAAAATGAAAAATACTGGCTAGGCAAACAAGATGTAATCGCAAAGGCTGACAATGATAGGCCAATGATTGACAATTTAATATTCGAATCTCTTGAAACATATTTACCGCAAGTCACGCGCAGGAATCCTGAGCCGTTGGTTATGCTAGATGCTAGAGAAACCCAACAAGGCGACGATCCAGACCCAGTAAAAACAGCATATGTTGGAAAAGTAAAAGAGAGATTGTCTGACTTAGCAGATAGAAACAAAGTAAGATTAAAGTTAAAAAAAACAGCGAGGCATTGGGCAATATATTTGCTCGGCATAGCAAAATTCGGTTGGGACTTAGATAAGAATATTCCTGTAATAAGAATCATTAGACCAACCAGAATTATATTAGACCCTGACTCCATAATTGACGAAGACGGATATACAGGCAACAGAATAGGAGAATACAGAAAAATGGAAGCGTCAAGAATACTGGCAATTGTAGGCGACGAGACACCAGACAATAAAGACGGCATTGCAAAGATTAATGAACTGGCCAAAGATAATATGGCAACGGATATCCAGTTTGTTGAATGGTGGACAGATGAATATATGTGTTGGACATTAGGCAAAGACGTTCTTCTAAAAGTTAAAAATCCACATTGGAATTATGCTGAGACAATCCAAAATGAGGAAGTAGATGAATTTGGAAAAGCTACAACAACCGAAGAAGAGAAGCAAGGCATAAACCATTTTGCATCACCAACGAAGCCATACATATTCTTGACAGTATTTAACCTAGGTGACCAACCTATGGATAAGACTTCGCTCATTTCACAAAACCTTTCTAATCAAGATAAAATAAATAAAAGAAACAGGCAGATTGACAAAAACGTTGATAGGCAGAATGGAGGATTAGTTGTTTCATTAGCTAGAGCAGGATTAACTCAACCTCAAGCACAAAAAATTACAACTACACTTAGAAGTGGCGGAATAGTGGCCATACCAGACGGAGCACCGCAAGACGCTATCATGCAATATTCTCCAAATAACTTACCATCTGACGTATTCAATGATTTACTAGACACCAGATCAAGGCTAAGAGACATCTTCGGGACCAAAGGCTCATCACAGGCCGGATTAGAGTCAGAGAAGCTAGCCACAGGCAAGATAATGAGTAGATCACTTGATACAGACAGGATAGGTGGCGGGGTAAGCGAATACCTAGAACAATTTGCAGACGAGGTTTATAATTGGTTCGTTCAATTGTTATATGTCTATGATACAGGATTCCAATTTGTAGAAGGCGCAGAACCTCCAAAATTAGTAATATCTGTAAAAGAGGGTTCGCTCCTACCAAAGGATAGTATCGCAATAGCAAACCAAGCAATGCAATTAGCTGGAATGAACAAGATATCAAACATTGATTTATACAAGCGCCTTGAATATCCAAATCCTGAAGAAATGGCTGCAAATGTATGGCTTGAAGCAACCGCTCCTGAAATATTATACAAAGACAATCCACTAGTCCAAGAAGTATTACAGATGATGCAAGCGAACGCGCAGGCCCAACAAGAACAACAAAAACAAGAGAGCCAAGAAAAGCAAGATCAAGAGATTGAAAAAGACGCAATAAAAAGTTCATTAAAGGCCGAAGAAAATAACACCAAGGATAAACCACCACAATAACATGCCATTCAAATCAAAATCACAAAGAGGTTATATGTGGCTCCATCATCCGAAGATTGCAAAGGAGTTCGAAAGAAAAACATTAGACATAAAATCTCTGCCTAACAGTAGGCCAAAGAAAGATGGCTCAGGGAATGGAACTAGGGCCAACAGAGGACGAGGTGGTTGTAGTCCCACAAGAAAAATAGGTAAAAATAATTAGAAGAAAAATATATGAAAATGCGAAAAATTAATCCTAAAAAGGATAAAGAAATGTCAGACTCTCCAAGGGCTTCAATGGAGAAACCTCAATATCCAAGATTCCGCATTGAGTTGACCCATTTACCAGAAGCGAAAAAATGGGATATTGGCAAAGAGTACGAAGTATCGTTAAAACTTAAAATGACGGGCATATCAATAAGCCGATACCAAAATAATGCAGAATTCGATATTGTAGAAATAGGAGTTGGCAAGGTATCTTCATCAGAAGATAAAAAAGAGTAAATAAAATTAAGGGCGCATAATCTTGAGGAAAATCGCCCACCTCTACAAAAAACATGCCAGAAGAATTTAAGACGTCGTTCCCTAACGAAGGCGAACCAGCCTTTGAAACGGACACAGAGAATGATAACTCTGCCGACTCGTCATCGGAAAAAACAGACGTTAACCAGACTCCATCGTCAGAGGAGGATAACAGCACTGACGCTAATAATGAAAATGGTGACGGGGAAGAGAACGAAGAAAATGAAGATAATGAAAACAATGAAAAGGATGAGAATAATGAAAAGGATGATAAAGACAAAGATAACCTTGCCGATCACCCTCGCTGGAAAGAGCGAGAGACTGACTGGACAGAGCGATACAATAGTCAAGAAAAACGTCACGTTGACGAGATCGCTAAAATAAGAACAGAAATCGAAGATAAACTTGGTTCGGAAAAAGGTAAGGAAAAAGTAGAGATGCCTGATTGGTTCGGAGGCACAGAGGCCCAGTGGAAAAACTTCGCTAGTTACATAGGAAATATAAAAGGCGAAGCTAAAACAGAAGCCTTAAAAGAAATAGAAACAAGAACTACAGCAGACCAGAAAAAAATTGACGAGGCTACAGATTTCATGAAAGACGAAATTAAAACAATTGAAGCTGATAAAACCTTAAATCCAACAGGACAAAAGGTAGACCAGAATAAATTGCTTAAAATCGTTATAGACAATGAGCTCGTCAACACTAAAGGACAGTGGAATTATAGAGCCGGATGGAGAATCATGCAGAGCATGGCTCCTAAAGGTAATAAGAATTCTACCGACGGAAAAAGGCAGATTGCAAACGCTTCTGTTGATAACAAAAAGACCGAATCAAAAAAGTCTGAAACCATGTCATCTGAGGACTTCAAAAATCCATCGAACAGACCATGGTAGACAGATAAATATTAAACTTAAATAATTAAAAAAACATGGCCGAATTATATGGACAACGTGTTCAAACCACAGTACAGCAAAAATACTTGCCTTTTGTGGTAGACACAGTCCTTAACTCAAACGTTCTGTTTCAGAGAGTTGTGAGGGGCGCCAAAAAGTGGAGCGGTAGAACTCTAAGAGCACCAATTAAGGTCTCTAAGAATACTACAGGTCAATCCTTCAAAGGATTCGACACCTTTTCAGTTGCTGCAACAGATAACAGGGTAAATTTAGAGTATACTCCTTCATTTTATCAGATCACATGTGCTTTGCCTGGTGATGAGCTTTCAGTAGCCGACACAGAAGACAAAGTATTGGATTTGATGAAAATAACAATTCAGTCCGACACAGAAGATATGGCCGACGATTTAGGTACAATCTTCTACTCAGACGGAACAGGAAACAGCTCAAAAGACCCATTAGGTCTTGCAGCTATCGTTGATGATGGAACATCAGTTGCAACTATCGGAGGACAATCAAGAGCAACATACGCCACATTAGCTTCAACCGTAACAGCTTCTGGTGGAACATTAACATTGGCAAAAGTTGATACTCTATGGGCAGCAGTCGCATCAGGAACACAAAAACCAACAGTATTTTACACCACAGAAGCAATCTTCAACTTGTACGGTCAATTGTTAAGACCTCAAGAAAGGATTACTAAGAACGCAGGAACAATGAAAGGAATTAAAGGAGGAACAGGATTTACGGCATTAGAATATAATGCAACACCAATTATCGCTGACGAAAAATGCACATCACAAGCATTTATCGCTGTCAACGAAAACTATGTCGATTGGTACGCATTGCCATTCTTCAACGCCAAACCTATTGCCTACAAATCCCAAATAAAAGGAAACGATTACTCAGCTCCTATGGGACTAGGATTTTCATGGTCAAATTGGATTCAACCTGCAAACGCAGGAACAGTAGTTGGACACATTTACTTCGGTGGACAGTTCATTACTACAAACCCAAAGAGACACGGTAAATTAACCGGCGTAACCGGAATATAATTAATGTTTATCCCTTGACCCCGGGCAACGCTACGGGAGAGGGTTAAAAGAAAAAAACATGAGCAAAAAATTAAGAGATTACGTTCCAGCACTAAAGTATGGAGCAAAAATCACAAGTGAAGACACTGTAGGGATAGGTAGCTTTGACGGAATGTTTGAAACAAACGTATGGTACGTAGATGGTGACAATGGCTCTGATGATGACCAAGGAGGATTCAGCACACCATATGCTAAAATACAAACTGCTATTGATGCAGCAGGAGCCCTTGATACTATTTACATCAAGGCATTAGCTCCAACTGGAGACGTATCAGATCCTAATCAATACGAAGAAGATTTGACAATCGCATTTGCAAAGCACGGATTGAAAATGATTGGAGTAGGCTCAGGAGGAGCAGGCTTACCTTTCTTCGGTCCTAAAATCAAGAACGCAACAGCCACAGCACTATTAACGGTTAACGCATCAGGTGTTCACATCGAGGGATTGCAGTTTAACTGTTCACAAAATAGTGGAACCTATGGCGTCTATCTCACAGGAGTTACTGGATATGCAACGTTGGCAGGTTCAGTTGGTGCAACGGTAAAAAACTGCTACATCAAGAATGCCTCTGCAACCTATGGAGGAATTAGTGTTTATGGCGGATATGCTTCTGTAATACATGGCTGCACATTTGGCTTAGGTACTGATTGTCTTGCTATCAATCTTGATTGCGACACACTGCCAAACAATAGCCATACAATCGAATACTGCAACTTCAAATCAAACAATGGAGCTTCAGTCGCATTACATGCGTCATTAGAAAATTCAAAAGATTTTAATCTTGACCATTGTAATTTTGACCAAGCTACAAAGTTTATTACTGTAGTCGATGGAGCAACTGGTATGATTTCTAATTCAACGTTCAATAGTGGATCAACAGCAGTTGTAGCAAACTCAACTGGTAAAATTGAAATTCCAGCAGCATGTGACGAAGTAGGAGTAGCAGGATGCTGGGGTGGAGACGGAACAGCCGTTGATGCAAGTGGAGACTAGTAAATAGGTCGAAAAATATTAATCAAATAAAATAAAAGAAAAATGAGCAAATTTACAACCGACGAAGCCATCCACTCAGGAGGTATTCGTCAAAATACTTCTACCCAAGAAGCAAGTCTTGGACAGAAGGCAGTAGACTCTGGCGGAAGAACATATCGTTATGTTAAAGCCGGAGGAACAGCATTAGTAGTTGGAAAGCTATATGACGGACCAGCCGCAGTAGCAAACCACACAAACGTCACCGCAGTCTTAGGTACAGCAGGAGCAAAACAAATCACAGTAACTCTAGGTGCTACCGCTGCAACAGCAGACCAATATGCAGGTGGAGTTATAGTTGTCAATGATGTTACTGGTGAAGGTCAAACTTTCACTATTAAGTCACATCCAGCCGCGGCTTTATCAACAGATTTAGTGTTGACATTAGACGACGACGAAACAATTGTAACCGCGCTTGATACAACCTCACAAGCAACTCTTATTGCTAATCAGTATAGTGGATTAATAATCCACGCTGCGACTGAAACGAGTATTCCAGTTGGAGTAGCCGTAACAGCTATTACAGCAGAATATTACGGTTGGATTCAGACAAGGGGACCAGTCTCGTGCTTGCACGATGCTACTCCTGCTGAAATCGGAGAAGGAGTTGACGCCTCAACAACAACCGATGGTTGTGTAACAGAATCTGTTGCACCTCTATTGCAAGTTGGAGTCGCATTAGTACAAGGCGTAAGTACCGAATATAATCCTATCTTTTTGACATTAGACTAGCATTCTTAATCCTGCGGAGAGGGCGAGATACTCTCTCCGCAGGGTGAAAAAGACCAGCGAAAAAATAACGTGGAATCGCTGGAGCCACTTGAGCATTAAAAGCGGATGATTGCTCCTCCGCAACAAAAAAAATGAAAACAGCA